CAACTGTTTATACAGTTCCTACGGGTTACTACGCCAAGTTTACTGTGATGTACATTCACAACACTGGCGGTTCGACTAAGCACATTACTGTTCAATGGTATGACGCAAGTTCGGCTACAACATTGGACATTCTTACTAACTACGACTTTACTTCAAAGCAATACCTTCAGTTTGATGGCAATGCTTATATCGTTTTAGAAGAAGGCGATAGAATTCAAATTACTACTCAAAGTGCAAGTTCATTCAGTTTTATTGCCACATTTGAAGTTTCAGGAGCGCAAAGAACATGACCTACTTAGAACTTGTCAATGATGTTCTCACCCGTTTGCGTGAGACTAATGTTTCTACAGTCTCAGAAACAAACTATTCCGCTTTGATTGGCAAGTTTGTCAATGATGCCAAGCGTCAGATTGAAGATGCTTATTCATGGAATGTATTGTCTCAGACAGTTACAGTGACCACTACCAGTGCCACAAGTTCATATTCTTTGACAGGTTCAGGTCAGAAGTTTCGTGTTAATGACGCTATTAACACTACCAGTGTTATAACTTTAGATCACACGACTACTGCGGATATGAACCGCAAATTGAACTTTGGCACACCTTCACAGTCTATTCCTAGCGAGTTCTGCTTTAACGGGGTAGATGGTAGTGGCGACACAAAGATTGACCTATTTCCCGTTCCCAATGGTGTTTACACACTGAAGTTTGATTTAACCATCCCACAGGCTAATCTGTCTGCTGATGGCACTTCAGTCAAGGTATTGGACTATTTGGTAACTCAGAATGCCTATGCTCGTGCTTTGATGGAGCGTGGCGAGGATGGCGGTACACCATCTTCAGATGCCTATATTTTATACAAAGGTATGTTATCTGATGCGATTGCATTGGAAAGCACTCGTTACCCTGAAGATAACTTTGTGGCGGTCTAATGGCAGCTCCTTTACAAAGTCAAAGCATTAGCGCACCAGGCTTTTATGGCCTGAACACGCAAGATTCGCCATTAGATTTGGCATCTGGCTTCGCTTTGGTTGCCAATAATTGTGTGATTGACCAATATGGTCGTGTTGGGTCTCGCAAGGGCTATACCTTGGTAAACCCCTCATCTGGAAATTTGGGTGCTAATGATGTCACTGTTATCCATGAATTAGTCCAAACTGATGGCACTTTGACTCTTTTGTTTGCAGGAAATCTCAAGTTATTCAAACTTGGAACTTCTAATGCAGTGACTGAGTTAACTTATGGTGGTGGTGGTTCTGCTCCTACGATTACGGCTAATAACTGGCATTGTGCTTCTCTGAATGGGATTACTTATTTTTTCCAATCTGGACACGATGCACTCATCTTTGACCCAGCTATAAGTACTACTACTTATCGTAGAGTATCTGAAAAGTCAGGCTATGTTGGTACTGTTCCTCAAGCAAACATTGCTATCTCAGCTTTTGGTCGTTTGTGGGTGGCTAATACATCTACAGATAAGGTGACTATTAGCTTCTCTGATCTGATTGCAGGTCATGTATGGGGTGGCGGCACAACAGGAACTTTAAATGTTTCTCGTGTTTGGCCTAATGGTTCAGATGAGATAATGGGTCTAGCGGCTCACAATGACTTCTTATTCATCTTTGGTAAACGACAGATTCTTGTTTACTCTGGTGCTACAACTCCCGCTACGCTCCAGTTAAGCGACACAGTAGGCTCTATTGGTTGTATTGCAAGAGACTCTATTCAGTCAATTGGCACTGATGTGATCTTCTTGTCAGACTCAGGTGTTCGTTCTCTGATGAGGACAATCCAAGAGAAGTCTGCACCACTTAGAGACTTGTCCAAGAATGTGCGTTCTGACTTGGTGTCTTCTTTGGCAGTAGAGACTTTGGCTAATCTGAAGTCTGTTTACTCAGAGAAGAATGCTTTTTACTTGTTGACCCTGCCTACAACAGCACAAGTCTTCTGTTTTGATACAAAGATGCAATTGCAAGATGGTGCATCTAGGGTCACTAAGTGGGATTCAATTACTCCTACATTTCTATATTCGCTTCGCAATGGTGATTTGTATATTGGTAAGAATGGATATATTGGAAAGTATGGAAGTTTCTTAGATAATACATCTACTTACCGACTTTCTTACTTTACGAATCATGCAGATTTAGGCAATGAAAATCAGATTTCTATCTTGAAAAGAATCAAGACTGTAGTGATTGGTGGCTCTGACCAGTTCGTCACGATTAAATGGGGATTTGACTTTGCTGCCAACTATTTGTCTGGCAATGCTTATATTCCTGAACAGAAGAACTATGAGTATGGTCTCGCTGAATATGGTGTGGCAGAATACTCTGGTGGTGTGCTTATTAAGACGCTAGATGTGACTGCTTCTGGTGCAGGAAAGATTGTTCAAACTGGTTACGAAACCACCATTAACGGCACACAGTTGTCAATTCAGAAGATTGAGATTCAATCTAAGAACGGGAAAATATCATGAGTACTGTTCTTAATTTTGTTCAATCAACAAAGATTTGCAATAGTTGTAAAGAACCGAAACCATTTACATCATTTACAAAAAACAAAGCATCTCCTGATGGATTGCAATACAAGTGTCGTCCATGTGATGTTGTTTATCAGGCAAAGCGTAGATTAGACAATCCACAGAAACGCAAAGCCTACGAAAAACAATACTTAGACAATAAACGACAAGATTTTGACTTCCGTTTGAATATGTTGCTCAATGCCTCAAAACAACGAGCAAGAAATAAGAATCGTGAACATACGATTACTGTTGAAGATATAAAAGCAATCTATCCTACTGATGGATGTTGCCCTATTTTTGGAATGAAACTAGAATTCAATACTGCTGGATTTAGAGAAAATAGTCCTAGTATTGACCGCATAGATTCAACAAAAGGTTACACACCTGATAACATTCAAATTATCTCTTGGAAAGCTAATCGCATAAAAGGTTATGCAACTCTGCAAGAATTAGAAATGTTACTAGCTTATCTGACACAAGGAGAATAATCTTGTCAAATTATACAAAAAGTACCAACTTTGCGACTAAAGACAATCTTACACCTGGCGATCCGCTAAAGATTGTCCGAGGCACTGAGATTGACACTGAGTACAACAACATTGCTACTGCTATTGCGACTAAGACAGATAACTCTGCTGCCGCAATCACTGGTGGAACAATTACTGGCATAACAGACTTAGCCATTGCTGATGGCGGTACTGGTGCTTCTACGGCTACTGCGGCTTTAAATAACCTCTTGCCTAGCCAATCAGGTAACTCTAGCAAGTATCTTCAGACTGATGGAACTAACGCTACTTGGGATGCAATCAGTATCAATACTGGCGACATCACAGGTACTTTAGGTGTTACGAATGGTGGTACTGGTGTAACTACCTCTACTGGTACAGGCAATGTAGTGTTGTCAAACTCGCCAACACTGGTGACTCCCGCATTGGGAACACCTGCTTCTGGTACTTTGACAAACGCCACTGGATTGCCAATCTCTACTGGTGTGAGTGGTTTGGGTACGGGTGTGGCTACCTTCTTGGGTACACCATCATCTGCGAACCTGATCTCTGCCGTAACAGATGAAACAGGTACAGGTTCTTTGGTGTTCGCCACAAGCCCAACCTTGGTAACTCCCGCTTTAGGCACTCCATCAGCCTTGGTAGGCACAAACATCACAGGTACTGCTTCTGGTTTAACAGCGGGTAACGTAACGACTAACGCTAACTTAACAGGTGCAGTTACTTCTGTTGGCAATGCAACATCTTTGGGTTCATTCAGTTCTGCTAACCTTTTGGGTGCTTTGACAGACGAGACAGGAACAGGATCAGCAGTATTTGCTACCTCTCCTACCTTGGTGACTCCTATCCTTGGAACACCCACTAGCGCAACTTTAACAAATGCTACAGGTCTTCCTATTGCTACAGGTGTATCAGGTCTAGGAACTGGCATTGCTACTGCTCTAGCGGTTAATACAGGCTCTGCTGGTGCTCCAGTATTGTTCAATGGTGCATTAGGTACGCCCTCTAGCGGTACTGTAACTAACCTAACAGGTACAGCCTCTATCAACATCAATGGTACTGTTGGTGCTACTACACCTACGACTGGTGCTTTCACGACTGTAGCTGCTTCTAGTTCTGTAACCCTCTCTGGAGGCACAGCCAACGGAGTAACCTATCTCAATGGTTCAAAGGTTCTGACAAGTGGCTCTGCGCTTGTATTTACAGGAACTAATTTAGGAATAGGCCAAAGCTCACCATCTTA